CTATTTTGCAGTTAATTAATAGATTAAAAGCAGGGAGAGGGTGTGGTGGTGTCTCCCCCCGCCAGTCTATTGTATAGACTATTTTGTTGGTTTAGTCAACTTAACACCTTTGAACCAAGAAGGTACACCTAGTAAAGGTCTTTTATCTAAATAATTTTCTTTAGCTGTTTTAGAATTAGCTTTGTTGTAGTGTAAAAATACTTGACCACAATCTTTACCTTTAAACTCTTCTCGCCAATGCTCTAAATCACAACCAGAATAGATTAACATGTCGCCTGGATTAAGATTAATTTTAATTCCAGCTTTGCCTTTACCACCTGTTGGATCTAAATATATAGGCCATGGGTCACCACCTAAGTTTAATGTTGTAGATATTTCACAAGAATATCTATCACTATGTCTTGCTAACACATCACCTTCTTTATAAATTCTTGCATAAGAATATGTAGGGCTTAATTTAATACTAGTATGTTTTTCCATAACTGGTTTTACCTCTTGTAATAAAGTTTCCATGGCTATGTCACTATAATGTGAATATGTATTTGGAACTTGGTCATCATTCCATATACCAAAGTATTCTGTAAATGGTGATATGTATCTTTGGTCGAATAAAAACTTTGCTACATTTCTTTTATTTAAAAAGTATTTGTAAACAAACTCTGCTAGTTCTGGTGAAATAGCTTTTTTTAATACTGTATATTTATTTTTTTTAAACGACATTTAACACTCCTTTTGGTATTGCTTGGCAGTTCCAATGTATAAATCTAAATGGACTATAGCCCATATCTACAATGTACTGATGAGGTAAGTATGATGGAAAGAATATCATTCTACCTGGTTTAACTTTATAATTAATTTGTGAACTTGCATAAGTTACTTTTGTTTTATCTTTTTCTGGTAAAAGATTCATGACATTACCTGGTCTTGGATCTTCAAACATTGGTAATGATGTAGACTCATCTGCTTTTAAAAAATAAAAACCTGATATGTGACCATTCCAATGCGTATGTAAAGTGTGATGTCCACCACCTTTTTTAGCAAACTCTTGTACCCACATTTCTGTAGTAAACAATTGATGACCTGACATATCAAAACCCATTTCACCTAATAAATTATGCGCTGTTGCACCAATATAATTTTGTAATTGTGCAAAGTTAGGATCACCAATTAGTGTTGTTGAGTGAAACACATGACCCATATCACCTTTGTTACCAAACTTTTTATTACGTTCATCAATAGTTGGTTTTAAATTTTTTTTAGAAGCCTCGATATATTTATCTGATGCTTTGTTTAAACTATCTACAAACTTAGGTTCATCTGCAAACCATATAGGAGATGCAAAATATTGTTCTAGTTGTAATTGTGTTGGATAACCAATTACTTCTTTTTTTATTTTTTGTTTTCTAGCTTTAGCTTTTTTCTTTTTCATATTATTTAAATGGATATCCTAAGTTCCATATTACTAAACTGTTTCTTTCTCCACTTTTAACTGGACATACTCTATGCCATACAAAACTAGGAAACACAACTAAAGATCCTTTAGGTAGTATTTCTTTACATTTTAAAATATTAGGTTTCTTATCTGGGTCCATGTTTCTAAAATCAAACTCTAGCTCACCACCTTTGTAATCTTTAGGATCAGATAATGTAACTGTTACAGATAGTTTTCTAATTTTACCATGCGATGGATCGTTTGGATGTTCTCTAATATAAGGTCTATCCCAACTATCACAATGCCAATCGTAGTATTGACCTTTTTTATATTTTGTAAATTGACAAGACTCACTAAAATTCCATTCAAAATTCCAACCTGCATTTGCGTTTGCTTGATGAATGTATGGTTGTATTTCTTTATAGATCCATCTATCATTCATCCAAACAATATTAGAATCTCTTTTTGTTTTTAAATCTTTAATTTGTTTTTGATTTAATTTTTTACTATCACCATAACCACCAGTAACTGCCATTTGATCTTGCATTTGATGACCATATTTTACAATGTCATCACAGATCCTAGAAGGGACTACTGATTGAAAATACCAATAATAATTTGTTAGGTTCATCTTTCTATATCTTTCTTATATCAATTATTAATATAAAGTCAAATTAGCCTGTTACCGCAAAAGTTGCATTACTAGTAAATACGTGTTTTGTAGTTCCACAAGCAGTTGTAACAGTTCCTCCAGTTGCTTTTGCTGGTCCTGGATATTCAACAACTACAATACCTGAACCTCCTGTACCACCACATCTACCTGGTGGGTTTCCACCACCACCACCGCCACCACCACCTGTGTTAGCTGTTCCTGGTTGTCCTTTTTCATTTGGTGCTGGACTAGGGTGTCCTTTACCGCCACCACCAGCTCCACCACAACCACCAACACCACCTCCACCTCCTCCAGCAAATACACTTGAATTAGGTAATGATTGAGTGAAAAAAGGACTTACGTCTTTTCCTGCTCCACCGTCACCACCTGATGTACAGCCAGGAGCATTTGAACCAGCACCTCCAGCTCCTCCACCACCACCTGATCTTTCAGAAGTACCATTACCACCTGCATTACCAAAAGCTGAACCAGGAAAACCAGACGCATCCGCTTGAGTAGTTGTACCACCACATTCAGCTGCTCCTCTTGAACCTCCACCACCAGAACCACCTGGTCTATCTGAAGTTCTTCCAGGTTGTCCACCTGCACCTCCACCACTTGCTGTAAATGTTACTAATGCTGGCATTGTTAATACTGTATCACTACCTTTTGATGCGGCACCACCTGGAGGATTACCTGGTGCTGTTGTTCCTTCTGCACCACCACCTCCAATTACAACAGGTGCAGATTGTATATCAAGATTTACGTTTTGCGCTAATAACATACCTCCAGCTCCACCACCTGCTCCAGCGTCAGCACCACCTCCACCTGCTCCTGCAACAACTAAAATAGTTGCTCCTGAAATTGCAAATGTTTTTGGCCATATTCCTTGAGACTGGGCACTAAATTGACTTTGTATTGACCACACACCACTTGCTTTGTTTAATTCTTTTACTATTACGACCCCTGAGCCACCATTAGCTCCACAAGAACCTGAAGCTCTACCAGCTCCTCCACCACCAC